TTAATATTTATAATCAAAATTTATGAGTTTAGACGCTGTAATATTTAAAAAGAAAAAATTTTCTGATATCTTAGAAGAAATTTATGAGAACCAAAAGAAAAAGGAATCACAAATTTCTGCTTTGATTGGTGAATTAAAACCTCTTATTAATGATATTGGTGACGCTACTTTAGTTGTTCCTTTAATTAAGGAATATATGGAAATTGGAGTTAAAAATGATGAACAATTAATCAAGATGGCTACTATTGTTCAACGTGCTCTACAAGTACAAGCACAAAATAATTCTAACGAATTATCTTTCTCAGAAGAAGAAAAAGCACAGTTATTTGATTTAGCCAAAAATATTGGAGAAAATAAATAATGCCTTTAACAAAATCAGGACTATCAGCTTTAAGTAATGCCTTTAATTCATCTGTAGGAGATGTTTTTGGTAATCTACTTGCTCAACAAGTAGGTAATCTTTTTCAACCTGTAAGAGTAAAAAGTATTATTTTAGATGAATTGCATCCTAGATTTAAAGAATTAGGTGAATGGAATGGATTAGGAATTATTGAATATGAAACTATAAATAATCCTATAGCAAGTAGTACTCCTTTACCTTATGCTAGACCTTTATTATCAAATCAAAAGTCATTCCCTTTAATTAATGAAATAGTATTTTTGTTTAGTTTACCTAATACAGATATAGGACAGTTTACTACATCAAATGATAATTATTATTTAACAACTGTTTCATTATGGAATCACCCCCACCATAATGCTTATCCAACAAAACCTAATACACTTCCTAATTCTCAACAAAAAGATTATATTCAAACTCAAGCAGGAAGTGTTAGGAGAGTAACTGATCAATCAACAGAAATAAATTTAGGAAAAACATTTAAAGAAAAATCTAATATTCACCCACTTTTGCCTTTTGAAGGTGATACAATTTATGAAGGCAGATGGGGTAATAGTATTAGAATTGGTTCAACTGTTAAAAATACTCCTAATAATTGGTCAACAACTGGTGTGAATGGAGATCCTATTTTAATTTTTCGAAATGGACAAGGTCAACAAAGTAAAGAAGGTTGGGTACCAACATTAGAAGATATTAATAATGATGAAGCATCTATTTATTTAACATCAACTCAACAGATTCCATTAAATCCAGCTAGTTCAGATTACACATCATACAAACAAAATCCACCAGAATCCCCTCAAAAATATTCGGGTAAACAAGTTATTATATCTTCAGGAAGATTAGTACTTAACACATCAGAAGATCATTTATTATTATCATCAAATAAAAGTATTAATTTAAATTCTTTAAAAGGATTAAATATAGATACTAACACAGTTATAATTCAATCCCAAAATATTTATTTAGGTTCTAAAAACGCAAAAGAACCTTTATTATTAGGTAATCAAACAGTAACTTTATTAAATCAACTAATTTTAAATTTAGCATCTTTTGCCCAAATATGCAGTACTTTAGTCTCAGCACCCCCTGGTGCTCCCTTAGCTCCATTAAATGTAGCGGCTATTCAATTAGTTGGATCTTTAAACGCACTGCAATCTAATTTAAATAATTTAAAATCTAAATATAACTACACAGTATAATGTCTACACCTTTTGAATTAGAACAAACTAGGCAAAAAGAACAAGCTTCAATAGAAAAACAATCTATTTTAGCAGGGCAAAAAACTGTAAATAGTAATTTAATTAAAGATTCAACACCTGAAGGTTTAAAATTAAAAGGATCAGCTAAATTACCTTTATTAATATTTAATTTAAGTTCTCAAATTCCTGAAATAATTCAACCTTCGCTTGAAGGATTAATTCAAAAATATATTCCTAACACTAATGTTTGTGATAGTAATATTAATATAAATGAATTTTTAATTCAAAGAAATAACATTGTAAGTTCATTAAACAATATAGGTGATAAAGTAAATAAATTAGGAACATCAATAACAGGAATTTCTAATTTTTTAGATTTAACTTTAGGAGTTATTTCCGCTGTAGATATAGCATCAACAGCAATATCATTAGCTGCTAAAGCAGTTCCTTTAATCCCTGGAGCTGTTCCGGCCGCATTAAATGATATTCAAACTTTTATTAGAAAAACTACTTTTGACCAGGCTGGAAATTCTAAACTATCCAAATCCCAAGGAATAATAAACAGTTCAGCATTAGTTATTTCTATTACTGGAGTGTATATATTAAAAACAATAGAACTTCTTGATCAAATAGATAATTATATGAACACTTGCTTTCCTGAAATTAAGAATGACTTAACTTTAATTTCAAAAGATGTAAAATCTATTGCTGATTCACAGAAAAAAGCTCAACAAACTTTAAACCAAATTACATACAATGGGTTTATTATTGATATAGAAGAAATTCCTTATACTCCTACAGTCACTCGTAGAAAAGCAGTTGGTAGAAATGCTCAAGGGATAACATTAATTCAAACTGAATTATCTTTTACTACAGATACCCAAACATTAATTAATGAATTAAAACTAATAATTGATAGAGATAATTTAAAAGCTTATTAACTTAAATATTTATAAATAATGAAACCATCAGATTTTAAAAAAATTATTAAAGAGGCAGTAAGAGAAGCTATCCAAGAAGAATTAAAAGATATTCTATTGGAAGCGGTTCGTGCCCCTAAGACAATTGTTACAGAGTCAATCAAGGACACTTATGCTCAACCTAATATTTCAAACCCAAAACAATTAACTGCTGCTGAACGTAGAAATATGTTCTCGGGAATGATTGGAGAAATGCAACAAGGAGGAATAGCAAATACTTCATACCAAGGAACTATAAACCCCTCTCAACCAGTTGATACAGTTAATGGTGCTTTACCTGAAGGACAAGTTGGATTAGATCAAATAATGGCTTTAATGAATAAATAATGGCATTCGGGGCGAAAAAAATATTTCCTTTAGACACTAAACCAGGCACAGCTGTAGGTATAGGTCTTCCTTTTAATGCCCCTGGTGTCTTTAAATCTACTTATTTAACTAAAGATGCTATAAAAAATAATTTAATAAATTTTTTTCTCACTAATCAAAGTGAAAGATATTTAAATCCTAATTTTGGTGGGAATTTAAGAGCATTTTTATTTGAACAAATTTCTAATAATAATTTAGATAATTTAAAAGAAGATATTCAAACCCAATTAGGATTATATTTTCCTAATATTATCATTTCCTCCCTTGATGTATTATCATCTCCAGATGACAATGAAATAACAGTTGATTTTAAATATAGTATAACCAACACTGGAATAACAGATGAACTTTCAATATCATTTATATAATGGCAATTAAAAGAAATATACAATACATCAATAAAGACTTTACGGAATTAAGAGCTAGTCTTATTAATTATGCTCGCACTTACTTTCCTACAACTTATAATGATTTTTCTCCTACATCACCAGGAATGATGTTTATGGAGATGGCAGCTTATGTAGGCGATGTTTTATCATTTTATACTGATAATCAAATACAAGAAACATTTATACAATATGCTCGTCAACCTAATAATTTATATGAATTAGCATACATGTTTGGTTACAAACCAAATGTGACTCAAGTTGCTACAACTAATATTGATGTTTATCAACAGGTACCAGCTAAATTATCAGGCTCAACTTATGTCCCTGATTTTGATTATTCATTATATGTAGCTGAAAATTCTAATGTTATTTCTACAAATACTCCTAGTATTAATTTTTTAGTAGAAGATGCTATTAATTTTTCATATTCCAGTTCTTTAGATCCTACTGAAGTATCAATTTTTAGCATTGATGGAAGTGGAAACCCTACATATTTTCTCTTAAAGAAAACTAAAAAAGCAATATCTGCTAATATTAATTCTACTACTTTTTCATTTGGGCTTCCTGAATCTTATTCAACTATTAATATTAACAATAACAATATTATAGGTGTTTTAGATATTATAGATAGTGATGGAAATGAATGGTATGAAGTAGATTATTTAGGTCAAGAAATGGTTTATAATTCTATTAAGAATACTAATCCAAATGATCCAAATTATTCAACAGAAACAGCTAACACACCTTATTTATTAAAATTAGAGAAAATTCAAAGAAGATTTACAACTCGTTTTATCAATACTGGTTCTCTTCAGATTCAATTTGGGGCAGGAAATCCTTTAAATACTGATGAAGAAATTATTCCTAATACTAATAATATTGGTTTAGGTTTACCTTTTGAAAAATCAAAATTAAATACTGCTTTTGCTCCTAATAATTTTTTATTAACTAAAACTTATGGTATAGCCCCTTCCAATACTACTTTAACAGTCAGGTATTTAATAGGTGGAGGAGTAGAAGCTAATGTACCTTCTAATGACTTAACAACATTATCAGGAACTGTAACTTTCTTAAATTCAAATTTAAATTCAGTTACTGCTAATACAGTATTTAGTTCTTTAGCTGTCACAAATCCAGAAGCAGCAGATGGTGGAGGGGATGGAGATACAATTGAGGAAATTAGACAAAATTCTTCAGCAAACTTTGCATCTCAATTACGTAACGTAACACAGGATGATTATTTAGTAAGAACACTTTCAATGCCTTCTAAGTATGGAGTTGTTTCTAAAGCATATATTGAACCAACAAAAGTAAGTTCAATATCAGCAGGTGAATCTCAATCTGTATTAGATTTATATGTTTTATCTTATAATTCTTTAAAACAGTTAACTGTAGCTTCTTCTGCTTTAAAACAAAACATAAATACTTATCTTTCTCAATATAAAATGGTTGGTGACTCTGTAAATATTAAGGATGGATTTATTATTAATATAGGAGTTAATTTTGATATTATTGTTCTTCCTGATTATAATAGTAATGAAATATTAACTAAATGTGTGTTAGCTTTACAAGATTATTTTAAAATAGATAATTGGCAAATTAACCAACCTATTATTTTAAGAGATATTTATATTTTATTAGACAGAATTGAAGGTGTTCAAACTGTTAAAAATATAGAAATAAATAATTTAGTTGGAGAAAATATAGGATATTCACCTTACGCTTATGATGTGAAAGGAGCAACTATAAATAATGTAGTTTACCCTTCATTAGACCCTATGATTTTTGAAGTTAAATACCCTAATACAGATATTCAAGGAAGAATAGTATCATTATAATAACATGGCAGTATATAAAATTTTCCCAATAGCAGACGCTACTATATATTCAGCATTTCCCTCAATGAATACAGGGTTAGATGAGATTGTTGAAGCATCCACTACTAATGAAGGTTTTTCAGATCCAAATCCTCAAACATCAAGATTTATAGTTAAATTTGATCAAAATGAAATAAATAATTTATTAAATAATAAAATAGGTACTTCTTCTTGGGCTTCAAATTTAAGATTATTTATAGCTAATGCTGAAGGATTAACAGGTACAACAACAATAGAAAGTTTCCCACTTTCAGGATCATGGAATATGGGTACTGGTCATTATGGTGATAGTCCTTTAACTGAAGATGGAGTTTGTTGGTCTTACAGAAATGCTTCTGGTTCAGTAGCTTGGTCTACTTTATCTTTTAATGCTTATGTAACAGGTTCTTGGTCAGGTAGTAATTCAGGTGGTGGAAATTGGTACACAGGTTCTTCAATAGTTGGATTAAATGTAAAATCAACTCAATCATTTAGTTATTATGATGATAAGGATATTAATATAAATGTTACTGATACTGTTAAAACATGGTACAGTGGAGCTATTATAAACCAAGGATTTATATTAAAACAAGCAGCTGAATTTAATTCAACAATCAATACTATTTTAAAGTATTTTTCAAGAGATACTCATACAATTTATCCTCCACAATTAGAATTTAAATGGAATGATTTTGTTTATAACAGTAGTTTAAGCGTAATAAATACTCCTACAGCCACTTTAACATTAGGTGACAATCCTGGATTATTCTATAGTCAAAGTGTAAATATTTTTAGAGTAAATGCTAGACCTACATATCCTCCAAGAGTATGGCAAACTGGTTCTTTGTATACAACTAATTATGTTTTACCTACATCATCTTATTATGCTGTTAAAGATTTAGATACAGATGAATTTGTAATTGATTTTGATACTACTTATACAAAAATAAGTTGTGACTCATCTGGAAGCTTTTTCACTTTATATATGAATGGTTTAGAACCTGAAAGATATTATAAAATTTTAATTCAAACAACAATAAATAATTCAACAATAGTATTTGATGATAATTATATTTTTAAAGTAGCAAATGGGTAAGGTTAATTTAAATAAAGAATTATATAATAAAAATCAATACCAAAAGGTAATTGATACTTCTTTTACACAATTAGTACAACCCCCCCTTCCTACACAAGAATCTATCCCTTCAATTTCTGTTGCTGAATTTTTTTCTAATTACCAAGAAATATTTTTCCAAATACCTAAACTTGGAGAAACAAACTCTCATGAGTATCTTATAAAAACGAGTCAAGAATACATTGGTTCTACAAATACTCAAGACGATACTCTTCAAGCATTAATAGATGAAATTACTCAACTAAGACAAGAAAATCTTGACCTCCAACAACAAATAATCTCAGGAAGTATATAATAAATGGAAGAAATAATCAACATACAACCATTAGATCCTAATACATTTGAATTTCAGGAATATTCATCTAATGATACTTCTTTAATTAATTCAAATACTTTTGAGACTATTTTTGATCCCCAAAAAGATCATATTGAATATTTTATATATGACTTAAATAATAATATATTATTTTCTAATGAAATAGGATATCCTAATTATTCAATTATAGATAACCAATTATCATTAGAACCTGTAGATAATTTAAAATCTCAAGGATATGGTGAAGGAGAATATAATGTTTTATATAATTTCTTTTCTAATAAACTAGGTTCATCAGTCTTAAACAAATATTATATTGATGAAATTTCATCAGACAGAACCGAAATAAGATTAAATACTACTTCTATTCCTAATGAAGAAGTAATATCTGCTACTAATGATTTTGCTACTCAAATTCAAAATTCAACAGGAAGTTATTTAGATTTTTATTTAAATTTTGGTTCTAATTTACTTGTTATAGCAAACAATGTTTTATTAGATACTTCTAATCCTAATGATCCTACTGTTCTAATAAAATTATATGAACCCCTTCCATTAGAATTTTCATTAAAAAATGAATGTTGGGTTGTAGAAAAAATAGCAGAATCTCTTGCTTATAATATTAGTTCTTTTATATCATTTAGTTTAGAAGATGAAAATATTAAATTAAAAGGTCCTAATTTTAATATTAATTTAAAAGACCAAATTAATAACACAACACCTTATTCTTCTTATACTAGTTTATCAAAAAATACTTCAACACAAGGAACAGGAAGTTATTTATATCAAATAAACAGTTTATTAGCTGAAAAAGGTATAGAAATCAATATTGACTATACTGACTATTCTGATTTCATCTACTTATCTTCAGCACAAACAAGACTAGAAAATTTTTATTATAAACTAGCTTTAATTGAAACCTATCAATCTAGTGCTTCTTTATCATCAGGTACCACAACCAACTATTATGTTTCTTCAAGTAATATTATTTGGCAAAACAAAATAGATGAAATTATAACTAATTTTGATAGTTATGAATATTATCTTTATTACGAATCAGGTTCTAAAGCATGGCCTAAAACAAATTCATTCCCTCCTTACATAAATGCTAGTACTACTTCAGTAACTGGATTAGCTTTCTTTACAACTCAATCATTAAGTGCTTCATTATATGATGATAATAATGATAATGCTTTAGTAAATACTATTCCAGCTTACATAAAAGAAGATTCAGATAATTCACAGTATGAATTATTTGTTGAAATGTTAGCACAAATGTTTGATAATCTATATCTTTATATAGAAAATGTAACTGAAAAATATAATGCTGATAATAGATTAAATTATGGTATTTCTAAGGATTTAATTACTGATGTTTTAAGAGATTTAGGTATTAAAATATACCAAAATAATTTTTCATCTAATGATTTATATTCATCACTTTTAGGCTTTACCAACTCAGGAAGTTTATTTAACATTCCTGATGCTTCTACAACATTACCAACCCCAATTGGTTTAGAATATATTAATACGTTTGTTACAGCTTCTTCAACATCTTCATTATCTCCTGTAGATGATTTAAATAAAGAAATTTATAAACGTATATATCACAACTTACCTTACTTACTTAAGAAAAAAGGTACTATAGAAGGTTTAAAAACATTAATAACTATTTATGGTATTCCTGATACTGTTTTAAGAGTTAATGAATTTGGGGGTAAAGATAAAAACTCTAACACATATGATTTTTGGCAAGATGAGTATAATAATGCTTTTTATACTAGTGGATCAGCTTATGTAAGTTCATCTTTTGTACTAAATTCTACTTGGGGGGCTACAAGTAATAATCCTCAATCTATAGAATTTAGATTTAAAACAACTGGTTTACCCCAAAATACATCAAGTATTGCTTCTCAAAGTTTATGGGAAACAGACCAAAATATTAAGTTAACTCTTAATTACACTGGTTCAGGATATACAAGTGGTTCATATTCTGGTGCAATAATAAATCCTAATAACCAATATGCTAAATTAGATTTCACCCCTGATCCTTCTTCTCCAAACACATCAGCAAGCATATATTTTCCTTTTTACAATGGAGGATGGTGGTCTGTTTTAGTAAATAAAGATAATAACGTTTATACTTTATACGCTAAAAATAAAAATTATAATGGTGAAGATGGAAATATTATTGGTTTCCAAGCATCATCATCAGTGACATCTGCTGCTACTTCTTGGAATGATAGTACTATATCTTATTTTGGTATATCTTCTTCATTAGCGGGTAAAATATTTACTGGCTCATTACAAGAAATTAGGTATTATACTTTACCCTTACTAGAAAATAATTTTGATGCCTATGTAATGAATCCTTACTCAATTGAGTCAAGTGAAAATTTAGCATTTAGAGCAACTTTAGGAGGTGAATTATATACTTCATCAATTTCATCACATCCAAAAGTAACAGGATCTTGGATTACTACTTCTTCATTTGTTGGAACTAGTAATTTTTACCTAAGTGGAAGTTATTCTTGGATAAAAAATACAGAAGTATTTTATTTTGATCAATTTACCGCGGGTATTCAAAATGCTATATCTGAAAAAGTTAAAACAGAAAATACAGTATTACCTATTACTAGCAGTATTGAAACTAATATCCCCCAAAATCAAATATTATCTTCACTTTCTTCTATTCAACAAAACTATCCAATAAGTTCTTCATATACTAGAGATGTGGATTATGTTGAGGTTGCTTTTTCTCCACAAAATGAAATCAATGAAGATATAATGTCAACTTTAGGTTTCCTTAATATTGGAAATTATATAGGAGACCCAAGAGAAATAACATCTCCAGCTCAATCTTATCCTGATTTAGATAATTTAAGAAATTCATATTTTGAAAAATATACTCATAATTATAATATTTGGGATTATATAAGACTTATTAAATATTTTGATAACTCTTTATTTAAAATGATTCAAGACTGGTCACCAGCTAAAACATCATTAACTTCTGGAGTTATTATTAAACAACATTTATTAGAAAGAAATAAATATCCTGTACCACAAGCAGAAATAACCCAATCAGAATACACTGGGTCTATTTCAATGTATGCCACTACTGGTTCATCAGGCGGAACTGTTCCTGAATTATTTGGTGAAACATCTTCATTAAATTATTATTCAAATATTACTCAAAGTTGGACAGGTTTTAATACAACTCCAAGTGGTGCTGTAGCTTTTACTCAAACAAATCAAAATGAATTTTTTGATGGAGAATTTAGTGGTTCATTAATTAATATTAATTTAGATGAAGAAGGATATCAACCAATTATTGCTACTCTTTATTCAGAACCAGTATTACCTCTTGCTCCTACTGTAACTTTTTCAAGTGGAAGTAAATATCCTATTCCTTATGAAATAGATTATAATAAAACTTATTATTTAAGTTTTAATTATGGTAACATGACCGCTGGTAATTTTATTAGTATTGTAGATAATAGAAACAAAATACTATATCAATCAGTAAACTCTCCAGGCAGTGGTTCTGTTATTACTGAAATTAAAGAAGCTTTTTATCCTATTAGTTTTTTAACTAATAATAATTTTCCTCCTAATATAAGTGCAAGTAATGTTTTATTGCAAGAATATCAATTGACTAATCCTTCACTTGATCCTTTACAAAATAACGCTACTGAAGGAGTTTTAAGTACTCTTTACATGGATGTTGATTATTCTTCTAACTCAATTCTTCCAGTTAATTCATCTTCTTTATATGATGGATCAGCAACTAAATTTTCAATTCCTGATTCAAACTATACAGCTTATAGAAATGTTACTTTAAGATATGAAGGTAGTAAAACAACCTCTCCTAATTTTAATAAACCTATTTACATACAACCATCCTCAATATTTTTAAATAACCAATATCCAGTCTCTACTCCTTCTACTGAATCACAAGTACCAAACGTTTCAAATTATAGTAACTGGTTTTTATATTTTGATTATATTGAATCAGCCTATCCTGAAGTACCTAATGGTGGTAATATTCATGGTGTTTATTTAGTTAATACTGAAGCTCAAATTATTTCTTTAAACGAATTAAATAATTCTATACATTTAGTTTCTAATATTTTTCCAAGTAACATTTCTGCATCAATTATACCTGCTGTTTACGCAGCGGGTGAAAAAAATACATCTGTATCTATAATTGAAGGAGGAGCTAATTACCAAACAATTTGTATGCTTTCAGGTTCAACATCTGGTAAAGCTAGTGGTAGTTTTGATGTGTTTGACAAATATGATCCTTCAGTAGTTTTAGTAACTAGTTTTTATAGAACTTTCTTCTCAACAGGAAGCGGAACAGTAGGACCTGGTATATTAAGTGATTTAACTGATACTGATACAGATCCAGTATTAGGACAATCTGATGCCTTTTTAGATGCTTTAACTTCTTCTCCTACAGGTAGTTTTGGTAATTATAAATTAAGACCCGGGTTTAATTTTTATATTTATGACACTGAAAAAGAAGAATTAATAGGAAATACTATTCCAAATAGTAATGCTGCTTTATATGTTGATTATACTGATACTTTATTTCCTTTAATAACCGGAGATATAATTAGGTTTGGTGATGCTAGAAGAAGCGGTTCAATGTCTGGTTCATTAGATGTTTCATACAACAGTCTTCAAAGAGTTCAATTTGGAACTATTGATTCTAGTGAAAACATAAATTCCATTCCTTCAGTAAGTGCTTCTATAGCTAATAGTATTTTAGGAGGTATTTATACTGGACCTACAAGATATTTAAATCAAAACTATAGAATATTTAGAAGAATACCTAATGAAACAAATATAGTAGCATCCACTTTACCTTCATATAAAGATCCAGGATTTTTAGTACCTGAGAATTTTAATCCTAATTATGATCCATATGATTTAGCTAAAAAAGCAGGAATTATATCGTAAAAACTAAATTTAAATATATTTATAACAAATAGAAATAAACAATGGGATACTTAAATAATTCAGTAGTAACCGTAGACGCAATTTTAACAACAAAAGGAAGAGAATTATTAGCTAGAAATGATGGTTCTTTTAGAATTACTCAATTTTCCTTAGCTGATGATGAAATTGATTATACACTTTATAATCCAACACACCCCTCTGGTTCCGCTTACTATGGTGAAGCTATTGTAAATATGCCTTTACTTGAAGCATTCCCTCAGGAAACTCAGGTAATGAAATATAAGTTAACTACTTTACCTCGTGGTACTGCTAAGTTGCCTATTTTAGATTTAGGTTATAGTGCTATTGTTATTAAACAAGGTGCTTCATTAGCAATTACTCCTCAAACATTAAATTACTTAGGTGGTAATACTTTTGAATCAAGTGGATATACAGCTACTATTTCTGATGTTAGATTATTTAATACTTTTGAAGGTGTAGGAATTAATACTCCACAAGCTCAAGCGTTAAATATTCAAACTACAGTAGGAACTAATGTTTCTAAAACAGTAGTAGGAACTACAATTAATTTAAGAGCAACTACAATAAACACCTTGTTTGGTTCAAACACAGCTTTATATGCTACATTAACTGTAGAAGGTAGAGACAGTGGCGCTCGTTTAACAATTCCTGTAACAGTACAAAAAGTATCTTAATATATAGACTATGTCATTTAAAAGATTAGAAGCAGATGATTTTGTAATAAGCTCTGACTCCGTAGCCGGTGTTGTTTGGTCTACTAACAACCCAACTTTAACTACTTTCTTTACTTCATCAACACAAGTTACTAGCACTTCAGGTAAATTTTATATTGATGTATATAATACAGCATCAACTTTAAGTGGCTCAGCAGCTCAATTTGCTCTTACTTATGGAAATAATTTAGGTAGTGGAAGTACAAATTATAATCAATTAGTAAATGGAGCTTCTCCTTCATCAACAATTTATGGACAGTGGCAAGATTTAGCAATTGGGGATGAAAATACTAACTTTATTTTTGGTGCTATTACATCTTCTGAATTTTTTGCTATTTCATTAGAAAGAGCTAGATATAAAGAAAAAATTCTTTTAGGATCATTAACATTAAAAATATCAGGAGGATTAAATACTATATCTTTAACAGATAATAGTGCTTATGTTTCTTCAGTTCAATTTAATGCTGCTGGAAGAGTATTTCAATTAATTTCAGGATCTGCAGGAGTAAGATTTACAGGATCAGCAACTACAGCAGATGGATATTCACTCAATTCAGGTTCATATGGTTGGTTATTACCAGATATTGGAACTATTATTTTAAATCCTTTAGCATTATCTGCTCCTTTAGCTGGTGGTGGTGCTGGTTTAACATATAGTGGTTCAGCTACTGGTTTTGCTACTTCATCTATTAATGAATTACCTTTTATTACTTTATTTAAAGCAATTTCAGGTTCAGGAGCTGGAGCAGCTTCATTTAAGCTAAACTCAGAAGAAACTATATCCTCAAATTATATCTTTGTAAGACCAAGAAGTTCAGAATTTAACTATTCAGAAAATCCTAGCTTTATTTCAGGTTCAACAGGTGAAGTATTATATTCCCAATTTATTAATAGTCCTCAAACTTATATTACAACTGTAGGATTATATAATGATAATAATGAATTATTGGCTGTAGCTAAATTGTCAAGACCTTTACCTAAAGATTTTACAAAAGAAGCATTGGTTAGAGTTAAGTTAGATTTCTAAAATGAATGAGTGCTTACAAACAATTTCTATCTTCTGATATTATAGTAACACCCTTTGAGGTAAATAAAGGATTTACCTTTGAAGGGGCGGCTGCTTTAACAGCTTCTAATGTTGGTATAGATAGATATTTAGGTAAAAACCTTCAAACATCCTTATTTAATCCATCTACAGCTCCTACTACAGGACAAATTACTACTCAATTTCAAGAGTTAGTTTATAATTCTATTAAACAGCTTTATTATGGAAATGTAGTAAGCTCAGGATCTAATTATGGATTACCAGCAACAACATCAAGTTTAATTCCTGGTAAAGATTCTACAGGTGATGTTTTAGTAGGTACTACTTCATCTGTAGGACGATATGCTAACTCATTCCCAACATCATTAACTTTTGCTAAATATTTTCCTATTTCTTCAAGTACTGAAATTGGGGTAATATCTATTCCTGTAAGTTTATTTGGTAATTATATAATGCCTAGTACTTTTAGATTAACTTCTGATAGTGGTTCAATTTATGATGATGGTGAAGGTAATTTAATTTACCAACAACAGAATAAATACTGTGGTAATATATTTTACCAACAAGGAATAGCTATTATAACAAGCGATACTGATCCTGCTAATGATGGATATGGTTTTGCTGATTATGGAACAGCAGTATATGGTTTAACTGATCCTATTATAGCTCAAAACTTTGTTACATCATCTAACATAACATGTTCTTTTTCTTCATCATTTGTAATTTATGAAACTCAATATAAATGTACTATTAGAGAAAATGAATATAATTTTAGTCTAAACCCTTCTATTATCTCAGGCTCAACTGATGGAACACCTTATAATTTTGTAACTGGATCTTATTTTAATCCTTATGTTACAACAGTAGGATTATATGATGAAGATCAAAACTTATTAGCAGTAGGAAAATTATCTCAACCGTTACCTACATCACCTACAACAGACACTACAATACTTATAAACATAGATAGATAATATTATGAATGAATGGTTTTCTCAAACAGACAGTGACAGCGGGTTATTAACTAAAAAAACATATTCCTCAATTGAGGATTTCCCAGAAAATACCTTTGGTTTTATTTATGTTGTAAAACATAGACCAACAGGTAAAGCTTATATTGGAAAAAAAGTTCTTTACCATAATGTAAAGAAAAAATTAACAAAAAAGGAAATAGCAGAACAAACAGGTCCAGGCAGGAAGTCAGCCACTAAGGTGGTAGTAAAGGAATCGGACTGGAAAACTTATTATGGATCTGCTAAACCAATTATGGAACTCATAAAAGGAGGTAAACAAGAGGAATTTACCCGTGAAATTCTACAATTGGTTCCTAATAAAAAACTTCTTACTTACTATGAATGTAAGTACTTATTTGAATATAGTGTATTAGAAAATCCTGAAGGTTATTTTAATGATAACATTTTAGGAAAATTCTTTACTAAAGATTTTGCTTAACTTGGTAATCTAAGTGTTTCTTAGTATATTACAGTTATGCTCAATCAACCACTGATTGCCTTAGTTAACTCTGTATTAGGTACTGGTAAACAGACATCGAAAGGGAATTTTGCTTATCATTGTCCGTTTTGTAATCACCATAAACCTAAATTAGAGGTTAACATGACTGAAAATAAAAAGGGTGAAAATCCTTGGCATTGTTGGGTATGTGATAGACGTGGTAAAAAAATCCATCAATTATTTAAACAGGTTAAAGCATCACCTGAAGCTTCACTAGAGTTAAGATCTATTGTTAAGACAGAAACAGCAGATAGAGAAACAGTAATAACAGAAAAACTTAACTTACCTAAAGAATTTAAACCTTTACTTAACATCCAGAAATCAGATATTATAGGTAGACATGCTTTAACTTATGTTAAGTCTAGAAA